AAGCTGCAATCTGACATGAAAGAGATCAAGATTGCTGTTTTTCAGGCCAAATGGATGATTGTTGGTGCTATTGTTTTCGCTGGTCTAATGAATAGTGAGCTTTTCATGGAAGTGATCTTAGGGATTGGTAAGTAATGGCGATTGGTCGCTCACAAATGGCGCAGCAAGTTAGCAAGCCGCCTATGAAGAGGAAGAAAAATGCCAAAAGACGCGTGTTATCGAAAGGTAAAAGCAAGGTACAAAGTGTTCCCAAGCGCATACGCAAGCGGGGCAATCGCAAAGTGTCGTAAAGTTGGTGCGAAAAACTGGGGGAACAGCAAGAAAAAGGCCGTAAAGAAGGCTGATGGCGGCGTAATCATGCCGTCAAACGAGTATCGCAAGCGTCCAGTACGTCGTATGTTGAAGGGTGGCGAAGTAGTTGCGAATGGTTGTGGAAAGGTGATGTCTAATCGCCGCAAAGTAACGAAGAAAAGCTAATGGCTGTACGGAAGACAAAAAAGGGTGCTGCACTCAAACGCTGGTTTAAGGAAGACTGGAAGGATGTCCGCACGGGCAAGGCTTGTGGTCGAAAGAAGGGCGAAAAACGTGGCACTCCATACTGTCGTCCGACCAAACGTGTGAGTTCGAAGACGCCAAAAACGGCTTCAGAGATGACAGCAAGTGAAAAGCGTAGTAGAATAGCTCAAAAGAAGCGACTTGGACAGCCTGCGGGTAAACCCAAGCGCGTTAAGTCGCTCAAGAGGAAGAAGAAATGACCGTATCAGGCTCAACAGACTTTGAACTAGACGTGGCAGACTACATCGAAGAGGCTTTTGAGCGTTGTGGCTTAGAAGTGCGTACAGGATACGATTTGAAGACTGCCAAGCGGTCTTTGAACCTTATGTTTGCAGATTGGGCCAACCGTGGACTAAATCAGTGGACGATTGAGCAGCGCACGTTCACTGTAACGGCAAATGATGGGGATTACGCGCTAGGAACTGACGTAATTGACATTTTGTCGCTAGTTGTGCGTCGTGATGGCACAGATTACGCTCTTGATCGCGTAAGCCGTGATGAGTTTCTAAACATTCCAACAAAGACCACGCAAGGTCGTCCGACTCAGTTCTTTGTGGATCGTCAAATTACACCAAATCTAAAAGTTTGGCCTCTGCCAGAAAACAGCACGGATGAAATCATCTACAATGCCCTAACGCGCTTGGATGATGCCGATATTTACACAAACACACTTGGTGTGCCGTTCCGATTCTATCCCGCTCTGGCGGCTGGTTTAGCGTACTACATGAGCATTAAACGTGCGCCTGATCGTATGCAGATGCTTAAAGCGATTTACGAAGAAGAGATTAACCGAGCGATGGATGAAGATCGTGATCGTGCGTCGTTCCGCGTAGCTCCTGATCTGAGGAACTATCGCTATGTCTAAATACGCAACAGGCAAATGGGCATACGGTATATCTGACCGATCTGGCTTTCGCTATCGTCTAAAAGACATGCGTAAAGAGTGGAATGGCCTGCTTGTTGGTAAAGACGAATGGGAGCAAAAGCATCCACAGCTAGAACCAATTCGTGCAAGACCTGATCCACAGGCTTTGCGCAATCCTCGCCCTGATCCTGAATCTGGACATGTTTATGTAAGTGTAGGCGACAATATTTTCCCGCCCCCAGCTAATAAAGCAAAAGCCTTAGTTGGTCAGGTTGGCATAGTTACGGTGACAATAACATGAGCTTTACATACGACGAACTTAAAACAGCTATTCAGGATTATACTGAAAACACAGAGACAACCTTTGTGAACAATCTTGATATATTTATCAAGAATGCTGAAGAGCGCATACTGAAGATCGCACAGCTTGAAGTGTTTCGCAAGAATACTTCAGGCACAATGACGGCAAGCAATCAATATCTTGCGGTTCCAAGCGATTATCTCGCACCATTTAGCCTTTCATTTACAAAAGATAGCCAAAAAGAGTTCATCATGTTTAAGGATGTGAACTTTGTGCAGTCCTTCAATCCGAATGGTGCGACAGAAGGTGCGCCACGGTATTACGCGTACTACGATGTGAGTAACTTTATCTTAGGACCAACACCTGATGCGTCTTATGATGTTGAATTGCATTACTTTTATCGACCCCTTTCACTCACCGCTGGTGCTGGTTCTGGAACCACTTGGTTGAGCGAAAATGCATCCGTTGCACTTTTATATGGATGCTTAATCGAAGCCTACACCTTTATGAAAGGTGAAGGTGATCTGGTTCAGAACTACACGCAGAGATTTACTGAAGCCTTGTCGCGTGTTAAAAACTTTGGTGAGTCACAAGAGGTTACAGATGCTTATCGCACTGGGCTTATCTTGAGAGAGAAAACGTAAGGAGACTATAGATGGCTTTCACAGGCAACTACATGTGTACCTCTTTTAAGAAAGAGCTTCTTGAAGGATTGCACGATTTCAACGCAAGCGGCGGTAACGTCTACAAACTTGCGCTATACGACAACACAGCGACACTGGACGCGTCAACGACTGTATATACAACGACTGGCGAGATCAGTGGCACAGGGTACTCAGCAGGTGGCGGCACGTTGACAAACGTAGACCCAACATCTTCTGGCACAACTGGATTCTGTGACTTTGATGATTTGACCTTCAGCACAGCGACAATCACAGCGCGTGGTGCTTTGATCTATAACTCAACAAACGGAAACCGTGCAGTTGTGGTTTTGGACTTTGGATCAGATAAGACCTCAACGGCTGGGGACTTTACCATCGTGTTCCCAACAGCGGACGCTTCTAACGCTATCATTCGGATCGCGTAAAGTTAAATCGTGGCTGGTTCAACTCTATATCAAGGGTGGGGCCGATCCACTTGGAGTGACGGTTCTTGGGGTACGCCCATCCTCAAAGTCTCTGTTGATGGGGTTGAGGCCACAGGAGCCGTTGGTTCCGTTTCAGTCGTCGCTAAAGCGAATATTTATCCGACTGGATTAGAAGCCACAGGTGCCTTGGGCACTGTTAGCGTCAATGCCGAAGCCAACGTCCCAGTCACTGGGCTTGAGTCTACAGGCTCTGTTGGCTCTGTAACTGTTGTTGCTGAAGCCAATGTTTATCCAACAGGACAAGAAGCCACAGGCGTCGTTGGTGATGTCACCGTCACAGGCATTGGTAACGTTTATCCTACAGGTGTTGAGGGAACTGCATCTGTTGGTGATGTTACAGTCACGGCTGACGCCAATGTTCTCGTTACAAACGATACGCGTGGCAATGGTTTAGTTGGTGAAGTCACCGTTGAAGCTAACGCAGATGTTCCTGTCACTGGACTTGAGGCAACGGGTAGTGTTGGCTCTGTTACTGTAGAAACCCGAACATTTGTATATCCTGTTGGTGTGGCAGCAGATGGCGAAGTTGGCGATGTATCAGTTGTAGCAGAAGCAGATGTCCTTGTGACAGGTGTTGCAGCAACTGGTGAAGTTAGCCCTGTACTTGTATGGGGAAGGATTGTTCCAAATCAAAATCCGAGTTATACTCCCGAACAACCGACACAATCCCCCGGGTGGACTGACGAGAATCCTACAGATGGTCCGTTGCAAACCCCCGGTTGGACCCGAACAGCAGCATAGGATAGAAACATGCCTAGTACATATACACTAAACAACGGTATCGAACTTATCGGCACAGGCGAACAGTCAGGCACATGGGGCGATACAACGAACACAAACCTTGAGCTACTTGATACGGCTCTTGATGGTCAGGTAACGATTACAGCCACATCTGCGGGTAGTTCATCTTCACCAAATGACCTTCCAATCTCTGATGGGTCAGCATCTAATGGTCGTAACCGTATGATTATCATCACAAGTGCGACAGACCTTGGTGCTGATGTTTACTACCAGCTTACACCGAATGACGCTGAAAAGATCATTTACGTTCGTAATGATCTAAACGCACAAGACTTGATCTTGTTCCAAGGCACGTACAGCGCATCAAACGATTACGTTGTCCCTAACGGCAAAACAGCGATCATCTTCTTTGACGGTGCAGGCACAGGTGCAGTAGCGGCGAACGTATTTAACAATGCGCACTTCGATGCGATGAACATCGTAGGTAACGTTGATGTTGGTGGTAACGTTGATGTTACGGGTACACTTGCCGTCACAAGCACATCTACTTTTAGTGATGATGTTACTTTAACAGGTGCTTCATATAATGTTGTGTGGGATAAATCTGATAACGCTTTAGAGTTTGCAGATAATGCTAAAGCCATCTTCGGCGCAGGTAGTGACCTACAGATTTACCATGATGGGTCTAATAGTCGTATTAGCGACCAAGGCACGGGAAACCTGATTATTAACGCAGGAGAGTTCCGTGTAAATACTGCAAATGATGCCGAAGCTATTATTAAAGGTAATACTAGCGGTGATGTAAAGTTGTATTACTCAGGCTCTGAAAAATTCGCCACCACCAACACAGGCGTTACTGTAACTGGAAGAGTTACATCTACTGGATTAACCGTTGATAGTGGGGTATTGTATGTCGATGACACAAATAACCGAGTCGCTATTGGTAATCAAACAGGCAGCGCGGCAAGTTACCCTCTGCATGTAAAAGACACCCGTGATAATATAGCAACGTTTGAAAGCACCGATACTGATGTACGAGTAAACTTGCAGGATGTCACCTCTGTCGCAGGTGAAAACTATATCGGTCAAATTGGAGACAAAATGCGGTTTGCTACTGGTGGTAGCGAAAGCCTACGAATTACGGGTGCGGCGCGTATCGGTGTAAACACGGCTGGTGATCCTCAAGGCACTTATCAGATGGAGATTAGACAGAACCTTGCGGGCGGCGCAGAAAACCTCGTCTTATCTAACAATGACACCACGGCAGGTACGACTCAAAAAGCGCGATTGGATTTTGGTTTAGCGCGGAACTCTGGTGCGTTGAAGCCGTCTGCGGGGCGTATTCAGGTAAAACGCGAAAGAGATTGGACTGTTGACGACGCTAATATCGACAGTACAATGACGTTTAGCGTTTACCAAAACAACGCCGCAGTAGAAGCCTTATATATTAAATCCAACGCATATATTGGTATCAATACTCCGTCCCTTCCAGACAACAGACTTGAAGTTCGCGCAGACTCTGGAGAAGGTGTTCGCCTGAACGAAGTTGGCGCGACCTATCATGACATTAACGTTACGAGTGACGATCTTGTAATTGACGTGGACAGTAAGGGTGATGGCGTTTCTAAATTCATCATCAACAATGATGGCAACCGCGCACTAACCATCCATACTGGCGACCAGACGGTGATCGGACAAGCCACCGATACACACTCTGTTTCAGGTGGTGTTCGACAGTTGACCGTAGAAGGGATTTCTGGTGTCACGTCCTCTATGGCGGTTATTCGTAACCAGAATAACGATCAAGGACCAGTTTTCTCGTTTGGTAAATCTCGTGGGACTACAACAGGTAGCGATACAGTCGCAATAGATGGCGATCAGCTTGGTGAGATTCGTTGGTCTGCGGCAGATGGCACGGATATGGACGGCGAAGCTGCCCGAATATTTGCTCAGGCCGCAGGAGGAGTTTCGACTGGGGATACTCCGGGGCGTATTGTTTTTGCAACGACTCCAAACAACGCAGCTACACCAGTAAACCGTATGCGAATTGACGATACTGGTCGTGTTTCTATCGGCGCGGCTAGTGATCTGTCTGATGCAACATCTGGTGAGCAACTTATGATTGCTGACCAAGGCAATGGTGGTGGATTGCGTGTTCGTGGTCTAAGCCCGTTTTTGTTCTTTGATGTCACTGGCTCAACTCCTCATTCGCGTATTTATCATGATGGGCAGCCACTTAAATTCTATACGGGCACACCTACTTCAGAAGGAAATCTGGGGCTTGTTCAGCAAGCAAACGCACACGTTACAATCGGCAGTGATGTTGAACCTGGAACAACGTCTGGGTTTGGTGAAGGTCTAAACGTAGTCGGAGATTCAACCTCTAGTTCGATTGGTGTAACTCGTTACGATACTTCGGGGGGGTCTGCCCCATACTTTCGCTTTGGTAGAGCGCGTGGGTCTGCAAGCAGCCCAACAGCAACTCAAAACAGTGATTACCTTGGCTATCTACAATGGATGCCTACTCATGATGGGTCTACTTTTGGTGGTGGAGCAGGTATATATGCCAGAGCCACTGCCAATACGTCATCTACAAGTAAACCCGCTCGTTTGGAATTTTTGACGACAAGTTCGGGGTCTACTTCGCCTGCCGAGCGTATGAGAATTAACGATGGCGACAACCCCTCAATACACATCTATGCCGCTCAAAATGGTGAGAACATTTCTTATTATCATGGCGGCACAAGAAGGTTTACTACAGCAGTTGAATCCACAGGAACAGACTGTTTCTTTATAACACAAGGTTCGAGTAGTGGTATTTCAAATGCCATGTATTCATTTACTTCGGCAGGTTTGTTTACCAACGTATATGGTGACGCCCGTGCTTATAGTCGGACTGCACAAGGCACAACACTTAGAGAACCCGGGGAAAGCCTCTGTGTTACTCGAAACGGTGGTTCGCCGCTTGAGATTAACCGTGGAACAAATGACGGTACACTTGTTAACTTCTTTGCACAAGGTGTAGTAGAAGGTTCTATCAGCGTTTCGGGTACTACTGTTTCATACAATGGTGGTCACTTAGCCCGTTGGTCGCAGTTAACTGACGGTAGCAAAGACACATCACTTCTTAAAGGTACTGTCATGACAAACTTAGACCAGATGGCTACTTGGGGAAGCGAAGACAATGAACAGCTAAACTGCATGGCTGTGTCTTCTGTTGAAGGTGATCCGAATGTTGCAGGAGTGTTTGTTAACTGGGATGAGAATGACTATGACCCAGAGGACAACATTCCTGATACCAACGATATGAATATCGCTATGACAGGCGATATGATTATCCGTATCGCGCAAGGCACAACGGTTCAGCGCGGCGATCTTCTAATGTCCGCAGGTGATGGCACTGCTAAACCTCAAGGTGATGATATTGTGCGCGGTAAAACAATCGCTAAAGTTACTTCCACGCATGTCACTTGCACATATGACGACGGTTCCTACTGCGTCCCATGTGTCTTGATGGCATGTTAACTTCAACAGCACAGGAGAAATAAACAATGGCTGTTACACATGAATGGGGCGTAAACCCTGAACTTAGAACAAAATCTCAAGATGGGCACGACAATGTAGTTTACCAAGTAAGTTGGTATCTTCGTTCTCACGAAACTGTTGGAGAAGATACTTATCGTGCGCATACTGGTGGTGAAATAACCTTGGATACAAGTGATTTATCAGACTTTACGGCTTTTGCAGATTTAACCGAAGCGCAGGTTCTTGGTTGGGCAAAAGCGCAGGTTGATGCTAATGCCTCGGGCGAAGAACCCGATGGCTATACATGTGCTCAATGGGAAACCGCTATGGAAAACCAAATTGCGTATGATAAGAACCCACCCACCCAAGTCGAAAACGCGCCTTGGGCAGCTAATTAATTTAACTTAGGAGAAGACAAATGGCTGAGAAAAAAACAACGCCTATCGTCATCGACGACAAAGAATACACTTTCGAAGAAATGACTGCCGAGCAGCAAGAAATGGTAAACCACGTTGCAGACTTGGACCGCAAGCTGCTATCTGCACGGCGTAACGCCACCCAGCTAGAAGGTGGTCGTAAGTTCTTCATTG